ATGCAGTTGCTTTTTCTTGATGACGCCAGGCAGAAAACCATCTCCCGTGAACGTGTCGGTGCGCTTACAGCCGTCGGCGGTATTTCAATAGAAGCCGCTGCTGCACGCGATCTTCAACAAGCGCTTGATGACTTCTGTCATAAGGAAGTTGGCTTTCCGGCGCGAGAGCCGTTTAAGTGGTCGCCGAACGAGAGCCACTGGATGCGAAAGAACCTGATTGGTGAAGATCGAACTGCGTTCTTCAAGCATGTTCTCGATTTGGCGTGCAGTGCCGGTGCCGTTGGCCTCGTTCACATAAACGACACGACCAAGAGCCCGGCTACAAGGGCAGCTAAAGACCACGAAATGGACGTGCTTATCCGCGCACTAGAGCGTTTCAACCTGTCGATAAGAAATGGTCTCGGTATGGTCATTGTTGCGCGACCATCCGGAGGACGTAAAGACGAAGACGCTTTCCTGTCCGACTGCGCAGAAGCTGTATCTGCCGGAACGAGTTACGCAACGTTCTCGAACCTCGCAACGAGCATTGTTACCATGCCGTTCCATAACTCGCGCCTTCTTCAAATCGCTGATCTGGTCGCCTCGATTTCAACAGCAATGGTCGCCGGGCATACAACGTATGCTAGTCCGGTGTTCCCGGCAGTGAAAGCAATCTTGAGAGAGGACATGGGACGGATCGGAGGGGTCGGCTTGAAGATACATCCGGATTTCTGTTATCTGAACCTGTATCACTGGCTTCTTGGAGACAGCTACTACAAGCGTGGGAGCAGCGGGTATCCGCTGCCGGCGGAAAAATATCCGTTTGCTTCCAATGCGGATGAGTATTAGCAGCGTATCGCCCGAGTTGCTTGTTTCGTCCTCAACCTCACCTGCATACCCTCAATCATCTGCTGGCCATGTCGCCGGCCTCGTGTCTACCTACAGTTAGGACGCGGTCGACAACCACTTGGTAACTTCGGCCATCAGTCGTGAGATAAGCGCCTTCGCAGCCTCATCGCCAATCTTTTTGCCAAGCCATAGCAAGGTCGGAATGAGAAGCCTCCGTAACAAGCTGGAATCAGCTTGGGGCGCTTGTATAAGTGCATGTCCGGCTTCTAACTCCGCGATCTTCTGCACCACTTCCGGATCGCTCATGAGCTCGTTTTGGGAGCGAACAGCCCGGATCGTCTCTCGTATGTCGGCTTCGATGCCCTGAAATACGTCAGACATTGGATCAATTGCTATTGTCTGACCGCTCATTCCCACTGGCGTAACGACTGCTTCAACGGGTTCTGCTTTATGAAAGTCGTCAATAGCTTCCCAAAGATCATAGGCGATAGAGTTGCCGTATTCTTCCGCTTCCTCAAGCCCGAACCCGGTCAGAGAGACATAATTAGCACCGATCATCGGGGAATTAATAAGCTTCGCATCAGCAGCCAGATCGGAGGCGGCCATATCGGCCCACGCCGTTGGGAATTTCCCCTCCACCTGCGACGCCACTTCGGAGGCATCAAGCCTAACGTCAGGATCTGCTTTCGCCATCACCGCAAGCCTGAACAAAAACTCTACTTTGAAATTCTTGTAGCTAAGCCGCTCAGCCATGTTGCCCTCCCGCGATTCGCCTGTGAGTATAGATTGAAGCGAACGTGCGTGCTCATTCCCTAGGCGGCTTAGGCGGCTTCTTCCACAGCGCTATCATAGCGTTGACCTTCGGCTGCACACGCCGCCGTGCTTCGTCGCGGTCTACGCCTTCAAGCAGTAGCTGGTCGTAGGGCGTCAGCGTGTGGCGAAGGACGTTCTGCATGGTGATGCCCACGGCCATGCCGAGCGTTGCACCCTTCCATTCCTTGTCTACGATCAATGAGGAAAAGTAGGCCACGGCGAAGTCAGGGCATCCGGGGTGCTTGCGTCGAATGTGTTTCTCGATTGCGGCAGTCGAGAATCTGGTCACGGGGCTCCCCTGCGACGGTTCTGGACTATGACGCCGATCAAGCCCGCGACATAGTGCGACCATTCGAATATATCGCGGTCGGTAAGCTCTTCCTTTGTCATGCGTCTGGCTTCGTCCAGTGCTTCGCAGACGGTGCAGCCGATTAGGCCGGTCATGAGGTCGTCGGCTTCCTCCGCGGACAGCCCTTCGTAGGTGTTCGACATGGTAGCTCCGGGAGAGAGGCCCGCCGCGAGAACACGGCGGGCAACTAAAGGAAGCGATCTTTGCCCTAGTCCTTGAGGTCTTCGGCTACCCATCGCCGCAAGACGTCCAGCGCGACGAACTTATTCACGGCGTCGTCGTCGCTGGCGACCTCCTTCTTCTCCCGCTCGCCGAAGCGAATGACGATCATCCGCCCCTTGCGCTCCCAAGTTGCTTCAAGCCGTCCGTAAATCTCGTGCGTCACTGCTACGGTGTTCATTACGCGGCCTCCTGCGAATACCAAAGGAAGCCAGCGCCCTTTTCGGCCATCGCCTTCTGAAGCGTGACGCTCAAATCGAGCCACGTCTTAGCCTTACGCATACATGCCGCGCCGCGCCTGTTACCAAGGATAGGGATCATCCTGTAACTCAATACGTCGGGACGGTAGATGTTGATGCGATTGGTGCCTGCGCCGTCGATCACCACCCCATCCGGCATCTCAACCCAATAATGGCCGCCGCGCTTCCCAAAGGGCGCCTTACCTTCGGCGTCAAAGCAGTTCCCGCCGAGTAAGCGAGGACTATACCCGGCGCGGGTCGCTACCGCATGGGCAATCGCCGAGACTTCTCCGCAGTTCCCCCTACCATCGCGCATGTAGGCATGTTCTAGAAGGAAGGAGGTTAAAATGCAGGCCATCTCTTCGGCCAGCGGCACATAGGAAGGGTTCGTGCCCTCGACGTGAATAATCCGCACAGCGCACAGATCGTTATCCGCATTCGCGCGTCGCTCATTGTCGATCGAGTTTTTCATAGGTCGTCCCTCTGTGATTAACGGGACTTCCCATTAGTCACATCTTTCGTTGGAAATCAAAAGGCTTTCATAGGCTTCGTGTAACTGATTGATTTTGTTCAAGCGGCAAGCCGAGGCTTGAGGGCTTCAAGCTCAATCAAGCAGTCATCCGGCCACACGTTGAGGTCTTCCCCAAGGATTTGAATGATGGCGGTGCGGACCAGATCGGGCGCTTCCGCGTCGTAACTACGGACGACGGCCTCGAGCTTATCGACGGCATGGCGATAGGTGTCGGCCAGAACGCCGATAGGTGCGATTGCGTGCATGTTGGTGTTAATCCCCGCCCGTGATTGGGCATGGGAGTTATGATTCAATAGCTGCGATTTGGAAACTACAAGTTCTAATATGCAAGCAATTACAATAAGTAAGTGCTTACTTATCTTGCTCGCCTCGCGAAAATCCTGACCGGGGGTTAATTCCCGTCGCTGCAAAGAGCCTTGAGGTTATTCGAGATAAACGTGACCTTCGCCGTGCCGAGGAAGTGTGCGGCATCGTCGCCGGTCTTCTGAAGGTAAGCAAACCAGCCGTGGCCGTCATACAGGGTGCCAAGATAGGACTGCGAGCGCTGGACGATGCTAGCCGCCTTCAGCTTGCCGCCTGCCTTGCCCAACGCGCGATCAATTGCCGCGATGTGATCCTCATCCAACGAGTTCGGAACAATGACGCCGTGAACGTGAAGCCGCCCGCCTGACGAGACTTCGAAGGCGAAGGCATAAGGCAAAGCTTCACCGACAGCCTGCTTCAGTTCCCGGTTGATGTAGTGCGAGAGAAGCCGGGCCGGATCGGCATCACAAGAAAGGGTTTCCTGAAGCCGCTTGGACAGGTTGAGGCTAAACGAGATCCCGCGCGCCTGTTCTGCTGCGATGAAGGCGAGCGCGAGCTTCTGATGCGGCCACAACTTGCGCCACGGCTTCTTGAGGGTCTGGACGGACGCCGCAACCGCTTCCTTAAGCTGCTTGCTCTGATGGGGCTGTGAGGGCGTGACGTTGGTAGGGGTTGAGGTGGTAGTGGGGAAGGGCGGGGTAGGGTGTGTATTAGCTACTGCCTGCCGGTCATGAATTCCGACTGCCTCGCCGTGCGAAACAGGGGTTCTAGCGTTCGCGGCGCGATTGGTTTTTGTCGCAAAATTGCACGCACCAGCTTCTTTCAAAGCTCGGTCAAGTGACGCGATAGTGTCGTTCAGCAAATGCATTCGCGCGGCCAGTTCAATCGATGCGGACGACGTAATCGCCCCTTGAAGCCGCGTAGACGGATTGACAGCGCAGAAGTTTTGTTCTACGTTTGTGCTCAACCAGTTAGCGGCTGGTTCAGTCTCAAATGCCCGGCGAAAAGCACACGCCGGGCATTTTGCGTTTTAGCAGGTTCTCGACGCGAGCGCGTGCGTTCCTGATGTGTTCACCATAGCGGAACGCGTCATGTAAGTGAATACTTACTTTTGAAAATCCAGCGCTGGGCACTTTTGAAGCAGCGAGTCGCTGAGAGCCGTTTCGGGACTGAATGAGGAAAGACACGTCGGCGCGCGCAAAACGCGTCTGTGACTCGCTATGAGTCAAACAGCGGTGCTGAAACTCTCCACAAGGGTTGCCGTCACCTGCCAAATGCCGCCCGTCGTCACGTAGCCCCACTCTTCGCAGGTCCATTTCACGGTCCGCCGTTCACCGAACGGCTGATAATAGAACGGCTTGTTGCCCTGCATCCGCTCAAAGAAGCCAGTGATCTCGTGCATCTGATCGGTCGTCAGCGCATCCCACTGAAGGGAGGTCTGCTTCTTGATGTGGTTGATGCCCTTGGGCATGTTCTGGGAATAGCCGTCGCCGAACTCCGTCTTCCAGAGGTTCACGGTCGGCTTGTGACTGGTGCCCGGCGAAGGGCCGACAGGCGGTTCAAAAGTCAAAAGCGGCATTAGCGAGCCCTCTGGTTGAGGTAGTTGCCGACCTTCGACTGCTTCCTGATCTCATCGGCTACGGTCGTGCGAACGGACGTTTCGTATTCTTTCGCCATCTTCTTCGCGAGGTCGCTGTTCTGTTCGGGCGTTCCGGCGCTTCCCTGCACGGTGATGTTCGATGACACGTTGATGGTCTGCGAAGGTGCAGCGTTGCCATTCGCAGCCTTCAGGTCCGGCTTGCGGATGGCGGGCGCGCTGCCAACGTAGCCACCGTCTGCAAACCCACCGAGTGCGCTCCGATGCATCGCTTCCAGATTGCCGACGCCGATCCGGCTAGTTGCCTTCTTCGACATAACGTATTCGCCGCGATGCACGACGCCTGCCGGCTCATACTTTCCGCCGTTGCCGGTATAGCCACCGTCTGCGAAGCCGAAGAGCGCGCCAAGCAAGCCAGTGCCGGTTCCGCCGAGAATGCCGGACAACGGTCCCTTGCCGAGCAATGCGGCCTGAAGGGTTGCGTCAATGAGGCTGTTGAGAAGGTTCTGCAACGCGCCGTTCAAGGTCTGCGTGCCGGTCAACAGGCCGGACAGCGACGACGTAAAGCCTTCTGCAAAATACTGCTGCGCGTTCTTCAGCCCTTCCGACGACGCGGCGACCTTCTGGTTCTCGCCGTCAAGCTGCGACGTGAGCGTGATCTTCTCTCGGATTGCGGCGAGTTCCTGCGCCGAGAGCGTAATGCCAGCGCGCTTCGCTTCCTGCTGTGCCTGATAGACCGCAAGCTCTACACGCTGCTGGTTTGCTGACATGCCGGAAATCGACTGCTCGAACCGGGCGAGATCAAGACCTTCCTGCACCGACTGGTTCAAGCTCTTGCGCGCCGCGTCCTGCTGCTTGATGAGGTCGGTCTTTACTTTCTCGCTATCGGTCGGCGCGAGCGGCTGCGCTCCAATAGGCGTCTGACTGAAGCGGTCGTTGATGGTGCCATCGTCAACACGGTTGAGACCCGTCCACTCCTTGCGAAGCTCTGCCGGGTTATTGCCACGACGCCGAAGCAGTGCGCGAGCAAGTTCGTCCTGGGTAGCCTCATCGTAGAGGCGATTACCGGACAGGCCGAGTTCCTTCATCAGCCCTTCAAGGGTCGCGCCCGTGATCTGGTAGCGGCCAAGCGCGGACGAACCCTTGCCGTTTCCATAGAGCGCGCGGTTCGCCGGATCGGCAAGCATCCGCTTCTGAAGCGCGCGAACCTGATTAAGCGTCATGCCGGTGAGGTTTTGCGCGCCGCCCGTCCACCTGCCATGATCAAGGGTCGCGTTGTAGTCCCCGCCGCTTTCAACGCTGGCAATAAGATCGAGGATGTTGTCGTGCTTGCCGTAGCGCGTGATGCTCTTTGCGCGGTTCGCAATGTCGGTTGCGTTCATGACTTCGCCCATCGAACGGGCGTTATGCACGGCCTTGTTGTAAGCCGCATCGATGCCGTCCGTCGTGGCGAGGGCGTCCAACTCTGCCTTCAACTCTGGCGCGAGGTTCTTCAGCTCGATAAGGGCAGTCTTAAAGTTCGCCGCTGCCGTAACGTTGCCACCAAATGCGCCGGACAGGCTGTTGCTCGCTGCGGACAATCCCTTGAGCGCCTGCTTGAATTCGTCGCTTCCGCCCGTAACTTCGTGGATCTGGTCATCGATAGCAGACAGGGCCGCGCGAAGCTGGCGAAGTTCATTGTCGCGGACCACGCCGTTAAATGGGTTGCTTTCGGTGTCGGCGATCATGCGGGCAATCTTCGCCCGCTGTTCCTGAAGCTTCTCAAGCTGGCGTTCCGGGCTGTTGGCGTCGGCAACAACCTTGTCGCGTGCGCCCCCGGACGGATCATTGATAAATCCGATGATCTTCGAAGCGACGTTGACGCCATCGATAGCCGCCTGCTTGGCGTAGACGGTGAAGTTGCGCCACATCGTCGCGAACTCGCGATCGATCTTCTTTGCGGCTTCGATCTGTTCGGCGGTGAAGGTCGCGGCCTCGCTGCGGATCTTCTGGATTTCAGTCACCGACAAGCCAAGAACCTTCGCCAACTCTTCCGCGCCAGTTCCACCGAACACCTCGTCAAGGATACGGGTTTGCGCTGCCGCGTCCATCTGCTGAAGCTTGGCGATGATTTCGTCCATAAACCGGCTAGGGTCTTCAACTTCTGCGCAACGTCTACGGCGCTGTAGCCGAGCCGCTGGAAAGCTTCTTCCGCGCTGCCCTTGCCAGTCTTCGCGAACTCGTCGCCGCGAATGTTGAGTTCCTTCAGGGCGTCGGTCATGCCGTCGATGCTCATGCCGGTAGCGGTCGCTACCTGCGTCCACTGCTGCCAAACCTTCGACGTAACGCCCGCCTTGCGAGCCTCGCGGTCTACTTCGGCAACGCTGTTCGCGATCTCCCTGAACGCCACTGCAGCGCCACCGACGCCTGCGACAACCGCGCCGCCCGCCATCAGCGGAGCGAACATGCCCTCGAGCTTACTAGCGATCGATGCCGACGCCTTGGACATGGACTTTTCCATGTTGTCAGCCGACTGCCGGGCGCGGCCTTCCATCTTCTTAAAGTTGTCATTCGTCGCGTTGCGGGCGCGTGCCATGTCCCGCTCATACTTCGTCATTCGGGCTTCAATGCTAACCAAAAGACGCTGTTCGTTGGCATCCATTTCTAATGTTCCTATGCTGCTGCTTCCCACTCCGCTTCCATGAAGGCGGCGTAGTCGTCGGGGTCTCGTTCGTGAAGGGACGGTGCGTTGTCGTTCGCCGCTGCCCGGAAGATAGAAAGGGCGGCTGCAATCGCGCCGTCGATATGGTTCGAATGGCGGGTGCCCTTGTGCATCGTGGTCAGTTCGCTGGCGCTGGTTGCGCGCTTCACGACGACGCTTTCGAAGTGATTGCGAAGGACGCAAATGGGGCCGTGCATGTGCTTCGCGGTCTGGGGAAGCTGCAAGACGTTGATGCCGTGGTCCATCAGCTTCGCCATGAGCGGCCCGGCGAGCGACGGGTCAAAGATGACTTCCTTCACGTCATAGGTGCCGCAAAGGTCGATAATCTTGTCGGCGATCACGTCCGGTTCGATCACCGGGCCGTCAATGACGGTCAAGAGACCGTCGTCGCGCCAACGGGGATAAGGAACCTGTTCGACCTTGGCCTTGTCCTCCAAACCTTCGGACGGAAGGAAGAACCACGGGTGAACCGAAATCCGGCCATCATTATGCCGGAACGCGGCAACGATTGCGGTCAAGTCGCCGGAACGGGATAGGTCCACCCCAAGCCAGCAAGGCAAGCCTTCAAGGTCGGCGAGGTCGAAGTTCGGATCACGGCCCGCATCATAGACGGCCATATCGAACAGCGGATCGCGGGAAGCGGCCTGCCACATATTGAGGTGGAACTGCTGGAACGCGAACCGTTCGGCGGGCCGGTGTTCGGCCTCGCGCGCCATCGTCTGCAATCCGCCAAGATCGGGGAAGCCGTGCGCAAGGCCGGGATTGACCTTGTGCCACACGGCTTCATCACGCCAATCGTCGCCGGGTTCGGCTTCGAAGATGATCGGCAGAAACGACGGGTCGTCAATCTTGCCGGTCGCAACCTTCCGGGCGTAGTCGTAAATCTCGAAGCCGATGTTTTCCTGTCCGCGGCCTGCGGTCGTGGCGATAATCATGAGCGTGTCGGGAACCTTCGCCATGCCGGACTTGAGCGCTTCCCAAAGGTCGCGGCCCTTCCAAGCGTGGATTTCATCGACAAGCACAAAGCTAGGCGTCTTGCCGTGCTGGGCCGCGCCGTCGCTCGAAACGGCGAGCAATTCGGCCTTGTTACGCTTACAAACGATCTTTTTCGCCGAGTTATGGGCATCATAAATGCGAGTCGCGGCGACATAGCGCCGGTCCTCACGAATGATGTTTGCGGCTTCCTTGAAGCCGATACCGGCCTGTTCGCGGTCGGATGCGGCAAAAATGGCCTGTCCAGCCGGGCGGGCTTCCGGGCCGATGGTATGGAGAAGCGCCCACGCTGCGGCGATACTGGTCTTGCGGTTGCCACGGGGGAGCATGAGGAAGACCGTGCGGACGACACGGGAGCCGTCCGCATCGCGCGGACCATAGATGCGGCGCGTCATGCGTTCCTGAAAGTCGTAGAGCTGGAAACGGCCCTTCGCGCTAAGGCTGGCCGGATGCTTCAGCGCCCGGATGAAGTCAACGGCTTCCTGTCCATAGCCGAACGGGTCGGGAATGGTGCTGCCGTCAACAATCCAGTGCGGGAACGCGCTCTTAGGCATGGGTGCGGTTCCTGCCGACCATCATAGCGTTCGGTTCGTCGTCATCGTCTGCCGCTGCGCTGCCGACGCGGGCGCGCGATACCGGCGACAATCCGTATTCGGCTGCAAGCTGCCGGGCCGTCTGAGCATACCGGATTTGCAAGCCGCCGAGCTTGAGGTCAGGAACCGGGAGCGCCGACATAGCGACTGCGATCTGCTTCACCGCACCTTCTGCGAGGCAATAGTTTTCGATGCCGCCGAGGTTGTCGCGGGTGATGATACCTCGATCAATCAGGGAGGGCATGATGCGCTTCCATTCGGCGCGGGCGAAGGGCGTGAAGTGCTTCGGTGCCGAAGGTGCCTTCGTCAATGCGCTGCTATCGCGGGTAATGGGTGGCTTCACACCACGATTATGCGTCACGTCAGCGCCTCGCCGCGAAGTTCCAACGCATGACGCCTACCGATGGTCTTTATTTCCTTGATGCCGTAGGCCGTGCCGTCATAGGTCACGCGGTCGGCGGTCGTGATGCCAGGACGATAACGGACACGGAAAATTACGGTGCCGGTCTCTGCCTCGCCGAAGCCGGTGAAAAACTCGCTTGCCGTCTGCTGGATGAGTTCGGCCCGAACAGTCGCCACCGGAGTCCACGTCTTGCGAGGATCGCCGGACGGTGACACGGTTTCCGTCTCGCGTTCGATGGTGATGCTGCGGTTCATCATGCCGATATTGAGCATTAGACAATCCACCGAATGAGGGCTTCGACGGACAGGACACCATGACCAAATGCGGGGTCAGGATCGCGAAGGAACCGGGATGCGGTGACGCGGAAATGATCGCAGTCGCAACCCTCAATAGTCAGGGGATTGTTGAGGGCGGCAGTCACGAAGCCTGCGATCTGCTTTGCGGCATCCTGCCCGGCGTCCAGCGTCCAGATATGCAGGTCCAAATAAACCCATGCCGTGCGCTGGCTGGCGTAGTCGTGGCCGTGCAAGGCGGTGTTGCCGTCCGACATGATGATGCGAGGCGTCTTGTCGGGCCGGGTGCTGCCCGAACGGATATGATCAGCCGGAACAAGGTTGGTCACGGCCGGCGAGGCAAGCAAGGCGGCGCGAATAGCAGTCTGAAGGGCAAGGGTCGGTTCGATCATTTCGCGTTCCAAGAGTCTTTGACGGCCTTCTTTGCGGCGCGGTTGACACGGTTCTGAAGGCGCTTGCGGAGAAGGCGAAGGGCAGGCCAAAAGAAGGGCTGCGCATCGGTGTCGGACGTCCCGTATTCGACAAGGTGCGCATAGCGAACGTCAGCGTTTCCTGCGGTCACGATGACTTCCGTTTCACCGGCAAGGCGCGCGCCGCCCGGCTGGCTATATGCGGGCGTCGAATGGCCGGGCATGGTGACGGCGATGCTGTCAATTAGCGCGCCGGTATCGCGCGACGTTTCGGCGAGCGCCTTCTGTGCGCTGGCAAGCTCATCACCGGACTTTTTCAGGGCCGGAATGACGGCCTCACGCGGCGCGCGAGCAATGCGGTCAAAGGCTGCGAGGGTTTCGTCGAGGCCGTTGTCGGACTTCTTAGGCATCGCCGAACCACCTTTCACGGTAGCTGTCGAGGATAGAAGCCACTCCCTGCGGTGCCATATCGACCGAAAGGCCATAGGTCGCGAGGCTACGGACTTCGTAGTAGTAGGAAACCAGCTTCAAGACCGCGTGCTGGATGTCAGCCGGGACAGGATCGAAATCGGCGAGCGGCTTCCCGATATAGTTCCCGCACCACGTCTCTGCGGCGTCGATATAGAGCGTGATAAGCTCATCATCGGTGGCATTATCCACCTGCATATGCAGCTTGGCGAGGTTGAGGCTAACAGCCGTCATGCGTCATTCCCTGAAAAAGTTATATTCGGTGTCTCTTGCAAAGTGCTCCCCGCGCCGGTCCCCTCGAAAGGCGCAAAATCGGAAGGCACCCCCGGTCCGGCGTTTGGTCGATGAGCTTTCTGTCCTATCGTGGTGCTTGCCGCTTCAGCAGCGCGGGCCACACGTTCTTTGGCGTTGGCATGTTTCTGAACCTTGCGCGTCAGCGCATCTTCGACCGTCCAACCAAGGTTGAGGCGGGTGCGGATCGAGTAATGCGAAATCCCAGTCTCTGCTGCCCATTCCTTGAGCCGCAGGGTCTTACCGAAGGCAGTGTAAAACTTCGCGTTGCTGGCAGGAGGGCGCGCTACCCTCATGATGGTAGTTCGAGCAGGCATCGGTTTGATGGTGACGCGCGGATTAATAGTGCGCTTCGGCTCAACCCGCGCGATCCATTCCCGGACCTTCTTTTCGGGCGGAGGTTTGATGTCGAAGACGGCGTAGGCACGCTGCCGGATAGCTGCACACTCTGCTGCGAATTCTTCTTTATCAATCTGTCGGGCGCGTTCTGCCGGGCTCATAACGCGCACTCTTTCCGCTGCTTGATTGAATTGTGGCAGGGTGCGCAAAGGGGCTGCCAGTTGGCACGGTGCCAGAACAGGCGCTTGTCGCCACGGTGCGGGATGATGTGATCCACGACGGTAGCAAGGCGAGTAACGCCCTGCTTGCTGCACTCCCGGCAGTGCGGGTGCATGGTGAGGTATTCAGAACGGGCCTTGCGCCACTCATGGTTATAGCCGCGCTTAGCTGCAGTCGGACGGCGAGCGTCGTGACGGGCGTTACGCTCGCGGGTCTGAGCGCGCTGGCATTCACAAAGGACGCTGTGCGGCACGACGCGGCCACAAGAACAGATGCGGGCGGGCTTGCTCATGCGACACCTGCAATCTTCGCTTTGAGGGCTCGAAGGGCATTGCGGTCAAATTCGGGGTCGAGGCCGTCGGCGACATTACGCGCGGCCTGTTCGGGGTCGAGTGCCTTATCGCTCGGCTTATCATCCTCGCCGCTGCCATGAATGGCTTTCAGCTTGGCGATATGAGCGTGATAGGCGCGGTCAATTTCGGTCGGCGTGGCATTCCATGCCTGTTCGGGCGTCCATCCAAGCCAGCCGGTCGCCTGTTCGAATTGATGAGCATAGAACTCGCCCCATGCAATAGACTTGCCGGAAGGCCGAACATTGGTTGCCTGCGGATCGGGTGCGGGCATCAGCATAGAAACAAGCTCTGCAAGCGGGATGCGCGAGCGCCCGATGAAAGAGGAGAGCGACCTTCCCGCCGCTTCTGAAAGAAGGAAGGTCGCTCCATCCGTTGCGGGGGACGAAGCCGCAAGGATGATTTCGGAAATGATGGTGAAGCTGCCTTCTTCCAGCGCCCGGAACATGGTCGGGAAGCCGTAACGAGCTTCGAGGGTAACAGCGGCCCGCAAGGTGGGGCGAAGCGTCACGGTGCTGCCACCATGCGCAATCGTCACTTCCTCGTAGGCGGGCCGCTTGTAGGTCATGATTATGCGGCCACCTTAAGCTTTACGAACCGGTCAGGGTGCGTCACGTCCGCGCCGACACGCTTGCGGGCGTGGAAGCGAACCTGGCCCTTCGTGGCGAGGCTGTAGGGGTCGCGAAGCGTGGAAAGGCCGACGCGATCAATAATCCGGTAGCCGGTAAGGTCGCCGAACAGGATCGGGAACTTGCCAGCGCCGATATCGTCCATGTCGGGCATTTCGACAATCGGACGGCCAAGCAGGGTCATGACACCGCCTGCGGTGATCGGATCAAGCACAAGGTAACGGCCCGTGCCGTCCTTCCACTGGCGGATGATGGACAGGGTGTTGCGGTTCATAAGCCAAGCGCCGTTCTGAGCGTGCGACGTGGCAATGGCATGATACATGCCGATAATGACATCTGCCGGGTTCGTGGACGGGAACGCGGCTGCAACGCCAGTCTTCACTTCCTTGATGCCGGAAGCGGTCATGATACCCTTCGGCTGGCCGGTGCCGGTGCCCTTCACGAACGCAAGCCCTTCAGTCTTGCCGAAGCTTTCGGCGTAGTCGGCGATAAGCTCGCCTTCGAGGCCGTAGGCGTTGTCTTCGAGAAGCTGGTTCGAAACGTCGGTGAAGGTCGCCAGTTCGAACGGCGTCAGCTTGACCTGTTCGAAGGTCATGCCGCTTTCGGTCCGGTCGCCGGTTTCGTCAACCCACGTTGCAGCGGTGCCAGACACGCGACGCGGATAGACAATTTCCGGTGCGGAAATCGAAATGACGCGGGCATAGCTGCGGATCGGTGAGTATTCGTTCAGAAGCTTGATAAGCTCGTTGCCGAACTCCGAAGGGGCAAGGTAGCCCCCGTTTGCTGAGTCCGCGACGGTAAGCGCCTTGGCTTCGTCCTGGCTGATACGTTCGACGCCACGGCGAAGATAGGAGACAAATGCCTTCTTCTCGCTGTTGTCGTTTTCCGCTGCCAGGTGGTTGTTGTTGGCCGCAAGCGGGCGGTTTGCCTTGGCTTCCAGCTTGTCGATACGCGCCTTCAGGGCCTTGACCTCTTCCGGCGATGCTACCGGATCGGACTTCACTTCGAGTTCTTCGTTTTCCATGCTGTTTCCTTCGAGGATGGATTTAACTTCAAGGGTGCGGGCGTCCGGGTGAACCGGACGACGGCAGAGGCTGATTTCGGTAATGGTTAGATCGGTCAGGACACGCCCGCCTTCGGGGCGGGCCTTGTGCTCGTGGAGCTGGTAGCCGATGGACAGGCCGGACATGCTACCGGCGACAAGACGACGGCGAGCCTCACGGGCAGGTCCGACACCTTCGACAAACAAACGGCCCTTCACTTCGAGACCCTTGTCGGTGACTTCGTAGGCGTTCCAGATGCCGACTACCTGCCGCTGTTCGTGTTCAACGATCATCGGCACTTCGGGGGCAAACTTGAACGCCGTCGATTCGATGAGGTCGCCGTAGCTGTCGGGCTTGCCGAAAGGCCACGCGATGCCGGTCACGGTGCCGGTGTCGTCAATCGAAACTTGCGCCTTGATTTCGAGGGTGCCGGTGTCGGTCATTCGGCCACCTGCACAAGCGCGTCGTTGATGGCGTCAGCTTCGGCAACGTCGTGCTTGCCAGTATAGCGAGCGTCGAGAATGTCGAAGGCGAGCAAATACAGGTCCGTGATCAGCATTGAGCGGCTGTAGATACCGACAAGCTTGTGAGCTTCTTCCGGCGACGTGCCCGCGCCGATAAGGCCAGTGCGGATCACTTCGATGAGGTCGCCAAAGTGCGCGGCCATCGCGCGAAACCGGGTGTGCAGAGCCATGACGCCGACGCCGGTCGTGCGCTCAAGTTCGTGGATCATCTCGGAAGTGAGGGCGAAGTTCTTTTCGCCGTCACCGAAAAAGGCGGTGTGATGCATCAGGCTGCTTCCTTCGGCGGCTGGCGATCTGCCGGGCCGGTCGTGGTCGTCGTGGTGTAGGGATTGGCGAGTTCGTCACCGCCCGGAAGCGCGGGCAGGTTCATTGCGGCGCGGACTTCGTTCGGGGTCATGGCGCGCATGGCGACAAGCTTGCCGAAGATTTCGGCCCGGCCTGCCGCATCGGCGCGCTGAAGGTCATCAATGACGAATTCGAAATAGAGGGTGTCGCGTTCTTCTTCGGTGAGAAGCACGGTCGCATAGGCGTCCTGCCACTTGTCGAGCCACGGGCGAAGGCAAAGCTGAAGGAAGCTCGCGGCCATCTGTTCGGCATTGCTCCACGTCGCACGTTCAAG